TGAGTATGGTGCGTTATTAACTCTTATAAACGAATAACGTGGTATAGTATAAGAACCGGTTGTTAAGTCACTAGTAGCAGAACAAGTAAACGTCGCTGTAGCTGTTTGTTTACCTATAGGAGAATAATTAATTATTTTTACAACTCTGTTTATGTTTTCATATATTTGAGAATCACTAAACATACCTTCAGACGAAGTTTTGTTTAGATAAAACATAAATGTATGAAAGGAATATGCTATTATGTTTGTAATAGCGGTAATATTAGAACCTTCTAGATATTGATCAGTAAACAAACCGCTTTGTGTTAAACGGTTACGCATGAAATCTCTAAGATTGGTCGCGTCAAACGCAATATATTCGTTTGGCTGTATATTTAATGCTGATGCGTCTGTGTATGTAGTTGACATCTTTAGGAAAGAGTGTAGCCTGTTTTATTTAAAACTCCAGGAATTCTGACATTCTTGTTGTTTAAGTAAGGCATAGTTATATTTAAGTCGATGTAATAGGTTTGCTCGTCTACATTAAAGTTAATGTTTATATTTTGTACGGTAACACGAGGCTCATATACTGTTAAACCGTTAAGTATTGCCTTGCCTATAAGATTGCCAGTTGATTGGGATACAGGTTCAAACAAATACTGGGTAAGGTTTAAACCGTATAATGGATTTAATAAGTTTTGACCTGGTAAAGTATTGAACAGAGAATTAATCGAATTTTTTATAGCCGCTTCGTCATAATCTGTTGTTATATCCTTAACAATAGGATTACTAAAGTCTAAATGTAAATCCGAGTAAGTATAGTTATTGGTTATAACAGTAACTCGTTGTAAACCTGTAAAACTTAAGGATGGCATTGTAAAATACTTAGGGAAGGAGTAAGTAATATCATCATATGAAAAACAGTAAGTTTAACTCTTTATTCCAGGAAGCCTACTCGCGTTACACAAAAGGTAACGGTTTTTTAGTAGGTGATGTCGTTAAATTAAAATCCGGCTACGAGAATCTAGAGAGTTATAAAAAATTAGGTGAAAACGTTAAACAACGTATTAAAGATATAATCAGCACCGGTAACAATATCCGTGTAGGTAAACTACACAATACAGATGTTGCTGCTAGATATAGCGCAGACAATACAGATAGCGCACAAGCTAACCTTGCTGATTGTTACGAAGAAGCTTCTCCAGGTTTCTGGCGCAACTTAATTACTATTCCAGTTGAATGTTTAGAAGAAATTAATACTGGTGCCAATTTAGCCCCTGTTCCAGAAGGACAAAGAGACACTAAGGAACGTGTTGCCGGGCCTGAAAAAGTAGGCAAACATAAATGGCATAAAGGTAAAGCTATAAACGATCAAAACGAACTCGGTAAAAAACAAAACTGGGTTAAAGGCGGCGACTATAAATTAGGAGAAAAGAATACTGAGCTTCCTCATTCAAACAAATACAATGATGAATTGCCTCCTAAAGTAAAAGATTTAAAGAAAGTAAAAGAGTTAAAAGAATCTGCTACAAAACTATCTGAGAATGCTTTAGACAGTCTTTACATTAAAATTCTCAATGAAGATGTGGGCGCAGAAGGTCAAAGTGCCAATGGCTCTCTTGATAGTGGTGACCAGTTAGCTGGTAACCCTCAAATGCAATCTGAAGAACGAAAAGGTGTAATAATTAATGGTAAAGAAGTTGATATGAATACTATAGAAATAGATGATATCGACATGCACGATTACCCTGACTTTTCAGATGCTTTTGTTTCGAAAGCACAATTTGTTGATGGTACACCACTAACTGATGATGAATTAGAGGAACTACAAAATAATGTCGATGTTAACAGTTTAGCACATGATACATTACATGAAACGAAACCGTCTTCTGTTGAAGAGAAGGTTTGCCCTATTTGTGGTAAAGATGTATGTATGTGCAAAAAAGAAGAATCAATATCTCAAGATATTAGCTTCAAAGGTCCAAAAACATACCTACCAGGGGGCGACGTAAACGATCCTGCTTCAGCTATTAAAGCTTCTAAAATCTCACACCACGGAAGCTAAAGCAATAAGACAGGAGAAGAAATTAATCTCTTGATCCATTACTAAAGCACTTCGATAAAGATATTCAGAGACTTGCAGCAATGCAAGTCTTTTTTTATCTTCTGGAATAGAGCTCTTATACACTGCATTAAACAAGTCTTTCATTAACTTAGGATAATCGTTTCCAAAGGTTTGTTCCGACTCTATAACGAATTTACGTATAGACGTAAGGTCTTCTTTGTTCACGGTTTTATCCAGGATCTCTTGTGCGAATCCCTCATTATTAATTGTACTGCTAATAGACAATACACCATCAACGACACTACGTTGAATATAGTTAATAATTCTTCGTAAATCCGGATAGTGATAACGAATAACCTCTTTGATCTTCTCTATTTGTTCTTTATCTACCTGTATCTTTTCCTGACGGAGAATGAAACCTATTCGTTTAGCATATTCTCCAATAGGAGGAGTAAAATCAGTGAAAACTTGGCATCGAGACTGAATCGGTTGGATAATACGATGTAAATAGTTGCCAGTGAGGATAAAACGGGTATTACCAGCATACTCTTCCATAACATTACGCAGAGCTCTTTGACCGGCATCAGTAAAGTTATCAAACTCGTCCAGAAAGATAATCTTAATCTTGCCGTCCAGGCTTTTAGTTTGAGCAAACGTAAGAATAGAGGTGCGGACTTCGTCAATGCCGTTCTTTTCGCTTGCGTTAATGTACAAGTATTGTGCATCTAATATTTCGTTAATAATTACTTTTGCTAATGTGGTTTTACCTGTACCTGCATTACCAACAAGTAACATATTAGGTATTTCATCTTTACGTTTACATTCTTCTACGAACGTACGTAAAGACTCAGATAGAACCATATCGGCCAGTTTAGTTGGTCTAAAACGTTCTACCCATATATTCATTAACTGTTCGTTAATTGTCATTATTTTTTATCAGATGAACCGAAGCCTTTTTCACCGCGGGTAGTTTCACTTACTTGATCTGTCCATTCAATATCAGCTTGAATTAAAGGATAAACAATAAGCTGAGCAATTTTATCACCTGCTTTAAACGTTTGATCTTCTGTACCGAAGTTGTAAAGCTTAATACCCATATCACCTCTATAAGGGTTGTCAATAATACCAAAATGAGGGAAGATATGCTTCTTAAAACCTACTCCAGAACGACCTTCTACTCGGATCCAATAACCTGGTGTAACATAACCTAATTTAAGACCTACAGGTACTACAGCATAACCTTTAGCTGGTACAGTAACTTGCTCAACAGCTGTAAGATCTATACCAGAATCCCCTGTATAGGGGTCTGCGTGGTTAAACTTAGGTAACACAGCTAAATCGTGTGTCTTAACGAATTTAATAGTAACAGGGAACATAATTGAGTAGTATAAGGTATATTATTGATAAATCAAGACTTGCCATAAATATTATTGTGAATCAACCGCCTTTACCGGATAATACAGCATCGGATAATCAAAACGTAATAAATCAAATAGATAGTTTTATTGCGGGATTAAATTCCGAGGATAGAGAATTAGTCGGTAAAGATTATGCTAAAGATATAGAAGCAGAAGTTAAGGTTGAAGTACCTAAAACAGAGCAAGACATTCAAGACTTTATATTAAAGAATTCTGCAGAATTAGCCACTCTAAGTGTAAAGAGTGTTAAAGATTTACAACGAGTAATTGCTGCAACTGGAGATGCTGAACAAATGGCAGGTCTGGCAAGTCTTATAACTGCTGGCGCTGGTGCTATTGAAACTATCAATAAAATACATTTACAGAATAAGAAAGCAGAAGCTAATAAAGATCTTAAAAAGATAGAGATAGAAGGTAAGAAAGAAATACAACGTCTAAAAAATGACGGGTATTTAAATCTACCTCAAAGCAATACAAATGTACTAGTAGCTACTCGTGAAGAAATTATAGCTCAATTAACAGGTAAAGTAAAAACTAAAACTGTTAACGCTACTAATGAGGTTATTGAGTTGGAGCAGCAGGTGGTGCCACCTTCGCAGCCTTCTTCTTAGCTTTAAGAACTTCTATTAATACTGCCAGTAGGATTATACCACCTAAAGAGACTCCTACTACCCACATCTCTACAGTAGCGGCAACATATGCTAATCCAAGAGATAAGATTGAACCTATACCCATTGTAATGTTCTTTAAGAGTATAGCAAGTACTAAGAATAGTATTCCAACACCAATTAAAGCTTTAACCATTAAAGCAATAAGTTCTGCTTTTTGAGCTGCTTTAGCCATTGCAAGCTGATCAGCAGCTTCTTGTTTAATTTTGTTTAACTCTGCATCTTTTTCAGCTTGTAGTCTATTTAGAGTAATTTTTTCTGCTTCTCTTATAGCAGCTTTTTCTTTTTCTTTCTGATCGATAACTGCTTGTGCGTTGTCTAAAGCTTGTTTCTGTACTACAGCTAATTCAACAGCACCGTTATATTTGGTATATAGCTGATCTATAGTTAATGCTTTTTCTTTATTAATTTCAGCTGTAATAGCTGCTTTTTGAGCATCTGGAAGTTTATCAGTACGGTTCATTATTTCTTTAGCACGTAAGTGTGCTACAAGTGTGTTCATATCTTGCTTCTTTTTCTCTTGAGTGACCATATACACACCATAATTTAATTCCCCAATCTTAGCAAAGTTTTCATCATCTTTCTTCTTTAAGTCATCGTATGCTTTCTGTAGATCATTTCTAAATGCAGCATATTTTGCTTCCATTTCTTGACGAGCCGCTTCAACCTTCTTATTAGCTTCAGCCATTTGATCTACCTGTTTTTGCGTGTCTTCAGCTTTTACAACAGCAACCGCCTTTTTACCTATTTCTGTGGTAGGGCTATTGCTAAATGCGTCAGGTGTTTTTATACCAAGTGTACAACTAGTTAAAAACAGAAGGGATAATAATGCAAACTTTTTCATACTAATACTTACATAAAAAAAGAGAGAGATTTCTCTCTCCCTTATGTACCTTGCCAATATAATTACTGCTCTAATTTAAAAAATTCAATAATTTTTTGTATATCAGGTTTACAAGTCTCGCACCTATCCGCACAGCTGCAATACTGTTGTAAGTCTTCAATAGTTTTTATATCCTCGTGTTTATCAACAAGATGGATAATTTCCTTATACGAGATGTTATTGCAACTGCAGTGTGTACCAGTTAATTCAAGTCCCATTACGACTCGCAAGTTGAACAGGTTAATATTGAACGAGCTAGTTCTTGTGCGGGGTTAGCGGAACGTTGATAGTAAAGACTCTTGATACCGCTCTCCCAAGCAAATACTATTAGTTCGTTAACATCTTTTGGTTTAGTGCTAGGTGGAATCATTAAGTTTAATGATTGACCTTGGTCAATATACTTTTGACGAGCAGCAGCCTGAATTACTATTTCTTTCTGACTAATTTCGCCAAAGGTCTTAAACACACCTTTTTCTTCTGGTGTGAGGAACTCAAGATGTTGTACCGAACCACCCTTTACAAGTATAGACTTCCATACCCCTTCTGTATTCTTTTTCTTTGTTTCAAGTAAAGCCTCGAGATAAGGGTTCTTGTATGTGAACTTACCCTTAGCTAAGTCTTTTACAAAGTAGTTAGAGTTAAGAGGTTCAACTGAAGGAGAAGCTTGACCTAGAATAAACGAACTAGAAGTAGTAGGCGCTACAGCTAGTGTAGTTACATTACGACGGCCATAGCCTTTAAGTAGAAGTGGTTCCCCGTACTCTACAGCCATTTGTGCGGTAGCAGCATCTGCTTTCTTACGAACAAAGCTCCATATTTGAGTATTGAGTAGCTTTGCTTCCATTGTCTCGAACCCAATCATTTTAGATTGAAGATATGTATGCCAACCAAGAGCGCCAATACCGAGTGCGCGCTGATTAATAGCAAAGTTTCTTGGGTGTACCATAAACTTCATCTTCTCAGTCTTATTAATAAACTCAGTCATTACCGCATCAAGGAAGTATACTAATGTTTCTACTGCATCGGTATTCTTCCAGTTGTCCCATTGCTCAAAGTTAAGAGAAGATAAATCGCAAACAAACGATTCTTCGTTATCGTTTGATAGCATAATCTCTGTACAGAGATTACTTTGATTGATCTTAATGTTCTTATCTTTATATACTTGTGGTGCCTGGTTGTTAGCGTTATCAGTAAAGAAGATATAAGGATAGCCAGATTCAAAGCGTTTCTTAATAACTAAGCCCCAGATACGGCGTTTTTCTTTATCGCCTTCAATCATAGACTTTAACCATTCATCAGTTACACAAACACCGATAGAAAGGTTTTGTATATCGTCGCCTTCGCTTCTAATCTTTAAGAATTCTTCAACGTCTTTATGTTCGATAGGTAGATACGCAGCAAATGAACCTCTACGTACATTACCTTGTGAGATATAGTCTGTTAACGTTTCAAATACAGTTAACTGATGATGCACACCAGTAGATTCCCCGCCAGATGAAATAGGTGCACCACGTGGACGTATTTTACCGAAGTAAGCAGATGTACCACCACCCGCTTTTGACATAGTACCTATTTCTGAAATCTTATACAGAATAGCATCCATATCATCATCAATGTATGAACCAAAGCAAGAAATAGGCAAGCCACGGTTACGACCGAAGTTTGACCAGATAGGAGAAGCCAAGGAATAAAAACCTTGGTGCATATAGCTTTCAAACTTATCTGCAAAACCTTTTAATTTAAGATACTCTTCAGCTTTTTCAGCTATATCCCTGATACGTTGTTCAGCAGTTTCTCCGTCCAGGAGGTAACCGCGTTCAAGGAACTTGCGAGAGTCGCTATTCAGCCAGTAAATGTTCTTGTTACTCATTTTTATATATTATACTATACTTTTTATTAAAATAAATCGTCTTCTGAAAAGCTTTGTGACTTTTTAGAGTACTCTACAGGACGAGAATGGAAGAAGTCAGTCATATTATTACCGAGTAA